ACTTGCAGTCACAGCAGGAACTTCCCTGACTGGTGGAACAAACAGTGCAGTCACTGGAACACAGCACCAGGCATTCCTTGATGCCCTTGAAAGCAAGTCTTTCAATGCACTTGGTTGTCTTTCAACTACTGATGCAGTCAAGGGTCTTTATATCAACTACTGCAAGCGTTTAAGGGATGAACTTGGAAAGAAGTTCCAGGTTGCAGTCTACAACAAAGCAGCAGACTATGAAGGTGTTGTCAATGTAAAGAATGCAGTCACTGACACAGGTGCAGCAGGTTCTGAACTTGTTTATTGGGTGACTGGTGTTCTTGCAGGAACTGCTGTCAATGCTTCTGCACTTAACAAGAAGTATGATGGTGAATATGCAGTCAATGTGGCTTATACACAGTCACAGCTTGAAGCTGCTATTCGTGCAGGTGAATTCACACTTCACCAGGTTGGTGATGATGTGCGTGTTCTTTCTGACATCAATTCCCTTGTGACTACTTCTGACACAAAGGGTGATGTCTTCAAGGACAATCAGACTATCAGGGTCATTGACCAAATTGCAAATGACATTGCAGTTCTGTTCAATACTAAATATCTTGGTGTTGTTCCTAATGACAATGCAGGAAGAATCAGTCTTTGGGCAGACATTGTTCAGCACCATGCAAACCTTCAGAAAATCAGAGCAATTGAAAACTTTGAAGATTCTGATGTGACTGTTTCCCAGGGTGAAACCAAGAAAGCGGTTGTTGTGGCAGATGCAGTGACTGTTGTGAATGCAATGGAAAAACTGTACATGACAGTGACCATTCAGTAAAGAAAGGACAGGTGAAAAGCAATGAACAATATCACTATGAATGCAAAGGATGCTTTATCTGCAAAACTTGCTGAATGCTTCATCACCATTGGAAGCAACAGATACAATTTCATGCAGGCAATCAATTTTGAAGCATCTTTTGAAAGAACCAAGACTGAAGTTCCTATTCTTGGAAAGACAGGAAAAGGAAACAAGTCAACTGGATGGAAGGGAACTGGAAATGCAACCTTCCATTACAATTCTTCTATCTTCAGACAGATGATGCAGCATTACAAGGACACTGGTGAAGATGTCTATTTTGAAATCCAGGTAAGCAATGAAGACCCTACTTCTGATGCAGGAAGACAGACTGTTGTTTTCCTTGGATGCAACATTGATGGTGGAATCCTTGCAAAGTTTGATGCAGATGGTGAATACCTTGATGAAGAAATGGACTTCACTTTTGAAGACTTCAAGATGCCTGAAACCTTCAACCTGCTTGATGGTATGAAGTAAAGGACAGACCCCTGTTTCATCAAAAGTGAAGCAGGGGTCTTTTTGTGGTTTAGCAAATAAGAAATATTAAAAAGAAAGGATGGTGTCAAACCATGTCACAGTTTACAAGATTCATGAAGAAGAACAAGATTCAGAAGGAAAATACAACCTATGCAGCAACAAAATCCCTTGTTGATGAAAATGGAAAACCTTTGCTTTGGACAATCAAACCTTTATCCACCAAGGACAATGAAGCAATCAGGGATGAATGCATGGTTGAAGTTCCGATAAAGGGAAAGCCTAACATGTACAGACCAAAGTTGAACACTTCCAAGTATCTTGCAAAGATGCTTGTTGCATGTATAGCAGAACCAAACCTTTATGACAAGGAACTTCAGGACAGCTATGGTGTAATGACCCCTGAAGACCTTCTTCAGGCAATGGTTGATGACCCTGGTGAATATCAGGACTTTGCAACCTTTGTTCAGAATTTCAATGGTTTCACCACTACCCTTGAAGACAAGGTGGATGAAGCAAAAAACTAATCAATGAAGGTGATGCTGAAGCAAATTATGCACACTATGCTTTGCAGAAACTTCACATTCTACCTTCAGTTTTTGCGGATATGAGTGAAGAAGAAAAAGCATTCATCATTGCTTCTTGTGACATCAGAATTGAAACTGAAAAGAAGGAAGCAAAGAAGATGAAGCAGAAGAAAAAATAAATGGAAAGGCAGGTGAATATGGATGGCAAGTATTGCAACAAGCATTGAACTATATGACAGGGCATCTGCACCATTGAATGCAATCATCACAAGTTTGTATGCAAGTGTTTCTGCCCTTTCTGCACTGAATGGTGCAATGGGAAGTGGAATGGACACTGGTGCAATTGAAAATGCAACTGAAGATGTTCAAGAATTGCACACTGCTATTCAAGAAACAAATGCAGTTCCACTTGCACCTGCTGTTGACCAGGCGGTTTCAGATTATGAAAGAATGCTTGGTGTAGTTCAACAGATTGAAGTGAACACCAGGCAGAACACCAAGGAACAGGAAGAACACAACAAAGCAATCAGAACTGGTGTCAGTGATTCCAATGACCTGATGCAGGCAATCAAGGGTGTTGTTGCAACTTACCTGACTGTTGCAAGCGTTAAGAAAGCAATGGACATGTCAGATGAACTGACAATGACCACTGCAAGACTTGACATGATGAATCAGGCATTCAATGAAATCAATGGAACTGCTGAAGACACTGCTGACCTGGTAAACCTTGTTTATTCTGCTGCACAGAATGCAAGGGGTTCATTTGGTGATATGGCAACAGTTGTTGCAAAATTTGGTAACAATGCAAGGGATGCTTTTTCCAGTCAGGAAGAAGTTGTTGCTTTTGCAAACCTTATTCAGAAACAGATGACCATTGCAGGTGCATCCACTGCTGAAGCATCAAATGCAATGCTTCAGTTGTCACAGGCTTTGGGTTCAGGTGTCTTGCGTGGTGATGAATTGAATTCCATCTTTGAACAAGCACCTAACCTGATTCAGTCTATTGCAGACTATTTGGATGTTCCAATTGGTTCAATCAGGCAGATGGCACAGGAAGGACAGCTTTCAGCAGATATTGTCAAGGCAGCAATCTTTGCAGCTTCTGATGACATCAATGCAAAGTTTAATGCAATGCCTATGACCTGGAATCAGGTTTGGACATCCATGTCAAATACAGCAGTCATGCAGTTTCAACCTGTCCTTGACAAGATAAATGAACTTGCAAACAACACTGAATTCCAGGACATGCTTGCAGGCATCATGGGCGGTCTTGCTACAATGGCAATGATGCTTCTTGACATCATGGAATTTGCAGGTCAGGTTGCAATGTTCTTCCAGGACAACTGGTCAGTCATTGCACCAATAGTCTTTGGAATAGTCACTGCACTTGGTGCTTACCTTGCGGTTTCAACAGTCATCAATGCAATCAATGGAATTTTGGCAATTTCTGAAGCAGTGAAAGGTGCTGCACAGATGATGGCAACAGGTGCAACAGTTGCAGAAACTGCTGCCCAGTGGGGATTGAATGCTGCCCTTGCAGCTTGTCCTATAACCTGGATAATCCTTGCAATCATTGCAGTCATTGCACTAATCATTGCAGTTTGTCAGTGGATTGCTAACACAACAGGTGCTGCAAACAGTGCTTTTGGTGTCATTTGTGGTGGTATTGCCACAGTCGGTGCATTCTTCAAGAACTTGGGTCTTTCCATTGCTAACATAGCAATTGGTGTTTGGAACTGGATAAAAGCAGTTGTCACCAACATTGGTGTTGCTTTTCAGAACCTTGGAATGTCAGTTGCAAACATAGCACTTGGAATTTGGAATGCAATTGGTGCAGCATGTGACAACATTGGAATTGCTTTCCACAATGTCATTGCTAATGTCAAGGGTTGGTGGTATGGACTACTTTCTGACATCCTGACAGTCATTGCAGGCATTGCAGAAGCATTGAACAAACTTCCATTTGTTGAATTTGATTATTCAGGCATTGCAAACGCTGCTTCAGATTATGCTGCAAAGAGTGCAGAAGCCTATGACAGTGTTGAAGATTACAAGTCTTTAGCAGATGCATTCAATGAAGGAATGAACACCTACCAAATGAAGGATTATGTGGACACTGGTGCTGCTTTCAGTGCAGGTGCAGACACATTTGACACCTTCCAGGATGGTTGGGCATCTGAAGCATTCAATGCAGGTGCTGCTTGGGGTGATGGTGTATCTGACAAGGTTTCAGGATTCTTTGATGGATTTGACCTGACAGGTGGTGTTGACACAGCAAACATGTTCAATGGTGGCGGTTATGAAGGATATGATGCAAGTCAGATTCCTTCCAACATAGCTGACACAGCAGGAAACACTGCTGCCACTGCTGATGCACTGGACATCACAGATGAAGATTTGAAATATTTAAGGGATATTGCAGAAAGGGATGTCATCAACAGGTTCACCACTGCTGAAATCAAGGTGGATATGACAAACAACAACACAGTTTCTTCTGATGTTGACCTGGATGGAATGATTGACTACCTTGCAAGCGGTATTCAGGAAGCAATGGAAGTTGCAGCGGAAGGGGTGCATGACTAATGTATAATGTTTATCTTGATGACATGTTGTGTCCAGTTGCACCTGAAAAGCTGCAACTGAAGATTGGAAATAAAAATAAAACCCTGGTATTGATAAATGAAGGTGAAATAAACATATTGAAGAAAGCAGGTCTGACTGAAGTCACATTTGACCTGCTTTTTCCAAATGTTCAATATCCTTTTGCAACATACACAGCAGGGTTCAGAAAAGCAAACTACTATCTTGAAAAACTGGAACAATTGAAGACCAGTCAAGAACCTTTCAAGTTGAAAATCATCAGAAGATTTCCTGATGGAAAGATGATTTTTGACACCAACATGAAGGTTTCCCTGGAAGACTACAAACCAACTGATGATGCAAAGCAGGGATTTGATGTGAAGGTTTCCATCAAGTTGAAGCAATACAGAGATTATGCAACAAAGACCTGTAACATTCAGTTTGCATCTACAAAACCCAAGATTGCAACACCACAGGCAGCAAGGCAGACAACAAACAGTCCTGCACCAAAGACTGAAAACAAGACTTACACAGTCCAAAGGGGTGACTGCTTATGGAACATTGCAAAGAAGTTTTATGGGAATGGTTCACAGTACACCAAGATATACAATGCAAACACAGATAAAATCAAGAATCCAAACTTGATTTATCCAGGGCAGGTGCTGACAATCCCTGCATAACAATGAAAGGTGGTGATTCTTTTGAAAGTTGATGTTGAACTATTGATTCAGCATGGAAATCAGGTCTTTCAACCTGTTGTGGAAGAAGGAATCACCTGGTCAACAGAAAGAAAGAACACACCAGGACAGTTGACTTTCAAGGTGGTAAAAGATGACATCATCAACTTCACTGAAGGGGATGCAGTCAGAATGAAGGTCAATGGAACTGGTGTGTTCTATGGTTTTGTGTTCAAGAAAAAGCGTGACAAGTCCAATATCATCACTGTCACAGCTTATGACCAGTTGCGATATTTGAAGAACAAAGACACTTATGTGTACACAAACAAGACTGCATCAGAACTTATCACAATGATTGCAGCAGACTTTCAGATGAACACTGGAACAATTGAAGACACAGAATTCAAGATTGCATCCAGGGTGGAATCAAATACTTCCCTGTTTGACATGATTCAGAATGCACTGGACTTGACCTTGCAAAATAACAAATATATGTATGTTCTATATGATGATTTTGGAAGGTTGACCCTGAAGGGTTTGGACAGTATGCGGTTGAATCTTCTGATTGATGAAGAAACAGGTGAAAACTTTGATTATGAATCATCCATTGATGATGAAACATACAACAGGGTGAAGCTGACCTTTGACAATGAAAAGACTGGAAAAAGGGAAGTTTACATTGCACAGTCAGGTGCAAACATCAATCAGTGGGGTGTTCTTCAGTATTATGACACCCTGAAGGAAGGTGAAAATGGTCAGGCAAAAGCAGATGCCCTTCTTGACCTTTACAATTCAAAGACCAGGAATCTGACAGTCAAGAATGCCCTTGGGGATGTTCGTGTTCGTGCAGGTTCAATGGTGGTTGTGATTCTTGACCTTGGTGATGTCCAGGTGAAAAACCTGATGCTTGTGGAAAAATGCAAGCATGAATTCAAGGAATCAGAACACTTCATGACTTTGACATTAAGGGGTGGTGAAATAAATGCTTGATGCAAATAACCTTTTGGAACTAATAAAACAGGCAGCACAGGAAGCAATTGCAGCAGGTCAGGATTGTGATTTCTGCTATGGAACAGTGACCAGTGCAAGTCCTTTGAAGATTTTGGTTGAACAAAAGATGGAACTGACATCTGCACAGCTTGTCCTTTCAAGAAATGTGACAGACTTCAAGACCTACATCACAGCAGGAAACACCAAAGACTACTATTACACAGGCAATGTGGAAGATGGTGGAACTGCACCAATACCAGGAACAAGTCATGTTCATGCAATCGGAAAGATTCAGGTGACTGTTCACAATGCCCTTGCAAAGGGTGACAAGGTTGTGTTGGTCAGGAAGAAAGGCGGTCAGGAATATCTTGTTCTTGATAGGGTGGTGAAAGCATGATTCCTTCAACAAATACAATTTTATCAACTGACATTGAAATTGAACAGCAACCATCCCTGAATTACAAGATGCAGATGGTCAAGGAAGTGGTTGTTGGTAAGGTGGACAAACTTGAAGCAATGAAACAGGTTGTTTTCAAGATTTTGAACACTGAAAGATATGACTACATCATTTATTCATGGAACTATGGAATAGAACTGAAAGACCTGTTTGGAATGCCTGTTGATTATGTTTGTGCAGAACTGACAGACAGAATCACAGAAGCACTTGTTCAGGATGACAGGATTGATTCAGTGACAGACTTTGATTTCACATTTCCAAAGAAGGGTGAAATCCTGGTCACATTCACAGTTCACACAATATTTGGTGACATAGAAGCAGAAAGGCAGGTGACAATCTAACATGTATGAAGATGTAACTTATGAAGACATCCTTCAAAGGATGCTTGACAGAATTCCTGACACAGTAGACAAAAGGGAAGGTTCAATCATTTATGATGCACTTGCACCTGCTGCTGTTGAACTTCAGAACATGTACATTGAATTTGATGTGATTCTGAAAGAAACTTTTGCAGAAACTGCATCAAGGGATTATCTGATTTTAAGGGTTGCTGAAAGGGGCATTGTTCCTTATCCTGCATCAAAGGCAGTCCTGAAAGCAGAATCAGAACCAAGTGCATTGGAAATTCCAATTGGTTCAAGGTTTTCCTTGAATGATTTGAATTATGTCATCACTGAAAAGATTTCAGCAGGCAACTACAAAGTTGAATGTGAAACTGAAGGTGCAGTTGGAAATGAATACTTTGGAAACCTGATTCCAATTGACTACATTGATGGACTGGAAAGCATTGAAATCACAGAACTTCTGATTCCTGGTGAAGATGAAGAATCTGATGCTTCCATCAGAACAAGATATTTCAACACCTTTGACAATCAGGCATTTGGTGGAAACATTGCAGACTACCTGGAAAAGGTCAATGCAATCACTGGTGTTGGTTCAACCAAGGTCACACCAGTTTGGAATGGTGGTGGAACTGTTCTTGTCTGCATCTTAAACAGTCAATATTCCAAAGCATCATCCACACTGGTTTCTGATGTCCAGGATGCTATTGACCCAAGTCCACAGGGAACTGGTCTTGGTATTGCACCAATTGGTCACACAGTCACAGTCAGAACTGCTGACAATGTGACAGTCAACATCAGCATAAGCATCACATGTCAGGAAGGATATTCATTCAACACTTTGAAGACACAGATTGAAGCTGCAATGGAAGCATACCTTCTTGAAATCAGAACTGCTTGGGCAGATGAAAGTGCATCTGTTGTCAGAATAAGTCAGATTGAAACAAGGATTCTGAACATCACAGGGGTCATTGATATAACAAACACCAAGATAAATGGTGTTGCATCAAACCTTGTCCTGGATGCTTATGAAATCCCTGTCTTGGGGGTGATAACAAATGCTTAGAACAATTGACCTTCTTCATTATCTTCCACCATTTGTGCAGGAATACAGAGAAATCAAGCACATTATGAGTGCAGAAGAACCTGAATTTCAGCTTGTAGCTGATGAATCTGAAGTGATAAAGAACAACCAGTTCATAACCACTTGTGATGAAGATGGAATTGCAGCATTTGAAAGAATACTTGGAATCACACCCACTGCTGAAGACACTTTGCAGTCAAGAATTTCAAGGGTTCTTATTAGGTGGAATGATGCAGTTCCTTACACCTGGAAGGTCTTCTTGCAGAAGATGCAGACATTGTGTGGAAATGACTTCCAGGTCATCCCAAATTGGGATGACTATGAACTTGGAATCATCACACACCTTGATTTGTATGGTCAGGTGGATGAACTTGAAAATGTCCTTGGTTACATGATACCTGCAAACATAGATGTGACCACAGTCAATGAACTGAACTATGAAGTTGATGGTTCACTGTATTCTGCACTTGGAATGGCATTTGCAGAAATCTTTGAATTGACTGATTCCTTCAGGGTCAACTGGACTATTGAAGGAAATGCAGGTGGTGCTGTTGTCGGTTCAGGCACTTGTGAAATTGAACTGACAGATTCATTCAGTGATGCTGAAATCAGTGTTGGTTCTGCTGCCAAAACTGGTTTAGGTGTAGCATATACAACTATTATTTAAGAAAGGCGGTAAAAGAAAAATGGCAGAATTTAGAAGCATGGTCATCACCAACAAAGGTCAGGCACTAATTGCTAAAATGATGGCAGGAACAGCAACAATCAATTTTACCAAGATTTCCTTGTCATCCACAGTGTACACAGATGCACAGATTCTTGCACTGACCACTTTGTCAGGTGTAAAACAGACCACAGGAATTTCAAGAGTAATTAAAACAAGCGGTGCAGCAGTGCAGGTTGAAGGGGCAGTGACCAATGCAGAACTTGCAGAAGGTTATTACATCAACACCATAGCACTTCATGCACAAGACCCTGATGAAGGTGAAATTGTGTATGCTGCATGTGGTGCTTCCACACCTGGTTGGATGCCACCTTTCAGCGGTGTGTCCACAAGTGGATGCTTCCTGAAACTTGTCACCACTGTTCAGAATGCATCACAGGTCACTGTCAATGTTGACCCTGCTGCTGTTGCAACAATTGGTGACATCCAGGACTTACAGAAACAGATTGATGACCTTCAGGCTTTCATTGGTTATTCTGATGATGACATCTATGGTGTTGAAGCTGACATGGTGAACAAGTCCTTCACAAGACTTGCAGGTGCAGTCAACAAGACACCTGGTGCTGACTTTGACAACATAGAACCTTGGAAAAGAAGAAGATGCAATGTGACAGATGGTGGTGTGGTTGTTGCCTATTATGGTGATGCTGCTTACACTGAAACAGGTGCTTTGACACAGGCGGTTGAAGTTGATGGTGTTACCTATGCAGTTGGAACAGCGGTTCAGGTCATGGTTGAACAGCCAAAGTTCTATTACAAGGTTGTTCCTGTCCTTACTGAAAAGCGTGAAGGTGAAAAGGGTGTCCACATGAGAAAGGGCAGATATTATGTATCTGCTACAAAGAAAGCAGGATTCAAGGTTCACCCTGCATTTGTCAGAAATGGTGTTGAAATGGACAAGATTTACTTGTCAGCTTATGAAGGAAGCACTTATGATGTTTCTGCTTCACAGTACAACAAGACAGATGCACAGACTGTTGACTTCACTGCTTCCACTGGTGACAAACTTGCATCCATTGCAGGTGCAAAACCTACTTCAGGACTGTCACAGTCAGGTGCTACAAGGGCAGGCTTCAGAAAACTTGGTGCAAACAGGGGAACTGGTTGGACACAGCTTACTGTTCAGGCAGCAACAATGACTGAACTTCTTTTCCTTGTTGAATATGCAAAGTTCAACATGCAGGATGCACTTGGTGATGGTGTAACAACCAAGACTGATGATGGTTCTACTAATATGGCAGAACTTACTGGTGCAACTGCAACACTTGGAAATGCTTCAGGTTCAGTCACACAGAACACTTTCAATGTCATTTCTTATCGTGGTGAAGAAAACCCTTATGGAAACATTTGGAAGTGGGTTGATGGAATCAATGTGTACAACTATGGTGAAGGTTCTGTTTACATTGCAGACCACACTTTCACTGATGACACAAAGACTGGAACATACCAGGATGCAAAAATCACTGTATGTGGTGCAAATGGATATGTCCGTTCATTTGCATACAATGAAGACTTTGACTGGTTGTTCATTGCATCTGAAGTTGAAAATGGTGCAAACAGTGCAGCACCTGTTGGTGATTATTTCTATCAGAACAAGTCTGCTTCCAACTATACGGTTGCTTTATTGGGCGGTGATTGGTGTAGTGGTGCTAAGGCTGGCGGTTTCTGTTGGCTTGTGGATAATGCTTCTTCTAGTCGGCTTCGGGCTGTCGGCGGTCGCTTGCTGTATGCACCTGCATCTGCTGCATAATAAGCACCAACAATGTTTCTGTTAAACTATTGAACATATTATGGGCAATTTGTGCTGATTCACCAGGCAGACACAAAACAATGAAAAAGTCAGTAAACACCAGTTGCTAAATTAGGCAGTAATTGGAATAATGGTGCTAAAACTGGCAGTTTCTATTGGAATGTGAATAATGCTTCTTCTAATCGGAATCGGAATATCAGCGGTCACTTACTAAATGCATAATAAAAATCAAAGAACCAGGGTGTCACAAGCATCCTGGTTCTTCACATGTGAACATATTGCCCTGCCACTTGGCAAAACATAAAAATAATGAAAGGTTGTATTGGTAAAGAAAATCTTTAGTTCCTTAAAGGTTGACTTGAAGATTTGACCATTCAAAGTGCATACAAATGAAAAGATACAAAGACCTATATGCAAGGATTTATGACATGGAAAACCTGAAACTTGCACACCAAAATGCAAGGAAGGGAAAAGGTTGGTACAAAGAAGTCAAGATGGTTGATGAAGACCCTGAAAAGTATCTGAAAGAACTTCAGGACATGCTAATCAATAAGACTTACAACACATCTGAATATGAAACATTCATAAAGAAGGACAGTGGGAAGGAAAGATTGATTTACAAGTTGCCTTATTTCCCTGACAGAATATGTCAGTGGGCAATCTTGCAGGTCATTGAACCAATACTTCTGAAGACCTTCACAGATGACACTTATTCAGCTATTCCCAAAAGGGGAATCCACAAGTGCTTGCAGAAAGTCACACATGCAATGCAGACTGATGTTCCTGGTTGTCAGTATTGTCTGAAGTTGGATGCAAAGAAGTATTATCCTTCCATCAATCATGACATCCTGAAAAGCAAATACAGAAGACTATTCAAGGATGATGACCTTTTGTGGCTTTTAGATGAAATCATTGATTCCACACCAGGTGACACAGGAATTCCAATTGGGAACTACATTTCACAGTACAGTGGGAACTTCTATCTTTCAGAATTTGACCACTGGATGAAGGAAGTCAAACATGTGAAGCATTATTTCAGATACATGGATGACATTGTGATATTTGGGAAGACCAAGGAAGAACTGCACCAGTTAAGGAAAGACATTGATGAATACTTCAGGACAAAATTGAAACTGTCTGTCAAAGGAAATTGGCAGGTGTTTCCATCCTTTGTCAGGGGTGTTGATTTTGTTGGTTATCGGATATTCATGAACTTCAAGTTGTTAAGGAAGACAACATGCAAGCAGATGAAAAGGAAGATGACTAGTGTGAACAGACACAGATTGGAAGGAAAAGACCTGACTTATTCAGAATGGTGTTCCATCAATTCCTATAAGGGATGGTTGCTGCATTGTGATTCTTTCAGATTGCAACAAAAATATATTGTACCACTTCAGAAATATGCTGATGCATATTATGAATTCAAAATCAAGAAAGGCGGTAAAGTCACATGAAAGATTATGGAAAAACAAGAAGTGTTGAAAGACCTGAAGAAAAGGTGATTGATGAACATTCTGTTTGGATTGCTTCTGACATTGAAGAAGTCACTGAAGCAGGTGTTGGTGACCAGGAAGGTTTCACTGGTTTTGAATACAACCTGGTTCAGTATGATAAGGATGAATACATCAGCTTGATTGATGACAAGAATGCATCCCTTGAACAGCAGATGACTGACACACAGCTTGCACTTTGTGATGTGTATGAAATGCTTGGTTAAGCAGAAAGGACAGGTGAATCATTATGGCAGCAGTATATGCAGACCTTATCATGAAAGGCTTGAAGACAATTGATGATGTTCCAAAGAAGCTGAAGAAAGATGTTCTGAAAATCCTTGAAGACAGGGGTTGGGTTGGAACTGAAGGTGAACAGTGATGCTTTGGTTCATCATGAAAATACTATGCAGAAAGGATGTGGGTCAAATGGCAGTTGTATATGCAACACTTATTATCAAGGGCAAGAAGACAATCAATGATGTTCCTGAAAGAATAAGGGAACAGGTCAGACAGATTCTGATTGACCTTGACCTTCCTGAACTTGCAGAGTGAAGAAGGGAAGTATGAAAAAGCACCTTGGGAAATCCAGGGTGCTTTTCTTACTGAAACACCCTGGAAAGGAAGGTGAAAATAGGTTATGAATGAACAGCTTTTTGCTATTTGGACAACAGTGTTTGCTTCACAAGGACTTTGGGCATTGATTTTGTATCTTGTACAGAGAAAAAACAGCAAGAAAGACAAGAAAGAAGAAGTTTTAAACCATCAAAGTCAGATGCTTCTTGGTCTTGGTCATGACAGAATCATTTCATTGGGGAAAGAATATCTTGCACAGGGTTCAATCACTGAAGATGATTTTGAAAACCTGAACAAGTATCTTTATGAACCTTACAAAGCACTTGGTGGAAATGGCACTGCTGAAAAAATCATGAATGATGTGAAAAAGTTACCTATTCATTTAGGTTGAACAGAAAGGATGATGAACATGAATATCAACTGGAAAGTAAGAATCAAGAACAAAAACTTTTGGCTTGCAATCATTCCTGCTGTTCTTCTGCTTATTCAGGCAGTTGCAGCAGTTTTTGGTTACACCCTTGACCTTGGTGACCTTGGAAACAAGCTGATTGTGGTTGTCAATGCAGTCTTTGTGGTTCTTTCCATTCTTGGAATAGTCACTGACCCCACAACTGAAGGAATTGCAGATTCCAAACTTGCGTTGACTTACACTGAACCTAAAAAGAAAGTGTGATGCTATGGATGAAAAAGAAAAAATCATAACAACTGAAGAAGACCTTTGTGCAGAAGCACTGGATGAACTGTCCAATGGAAAGGGGGATGATGAAGATGCAGAAGTTCAGTAATAGTCCACTTGTATCTTATGTTAAGTTATCCCCAAACAACAGCGGTCAGCGAAACAAGGACATTGACATCATCACACCACATTGTGTGGTTGGTCAGTGTTCTGTTGAAACCCTTGGAAACATCTTTGCACCAACAAGCAGACAAGCATCTTCCAACTATGGAATTGGTGTTGATTGCAGGGTTGGAATGTATGTTGAAGAAAAGAACAGGTCTTGGTGTTCTTCCAGTTCTGCAAATGATAACAGGGCAGTCACCATTGAATGTGCATCTGATGCAACAGCACCTTATGCATTCCATGAAGATGTCTATGCAAGACTTGTGGAACTTTGTGTTGACATTTGTCAGAGAAATGGAAAGAAGAAGCTGCTTTGGTTTGGTGACAAGGCAAAGACCCTTGCATACAAACCTGCATCTGATGAAATGCTTCTGACAGTTCACAGATGGTATGCAAACAAGTCCTGTCCTGGTGATTGGATGTATGCAAGAATGGGTGACCTTGCTGAAAAGGTAACCAAAGCACTTGGTTCTGAACCTGTCACACCTTCTGTTGACAGTCTTCCTTCCTGTCCTTTCCAGGTCAAAGTGTTGATTGATGACCTGAACATCAGAACTTCACCTGGTATGGGAAACAACCTGACAGGAAAGGTTACTGGAAAAGGAATCTTCACCATTGTTGAAACAAGTGGTGGTTGGGGCAAGCTGAAAAGCGGTGCAGGATGGATTTTCCTTGAAAATCCTTCTTATGTGACCATTCTTGGAACATCTGCACCACAGGACACCATCAAGTCAATCAAGACCATTGATGCACCTGCAACCACTGAAGCAGACCCTGACAAGGTGTGGGAAGTTCTTTCTGCATTCATTGGAAATGATTATGGTGTTGCAGGTCTTATGGGAAATCTTTATGCAGAATCTTCCCTGGTTGCAAACAACCTTCAGAACACCTTTGAAAAGAAACTTGGAATGAATGATGCAGAATACACTTCCAGGGTGGACAATGAAACCTATGACAATTTTGTCAAGGATTCAGCAGGATATGGTCTTGCACAGTGGACATATTGGACAAGGAAACAGGCACTGCTTGCATTTGCTGACAGCAAGAAAGCATCCATTGGAAACCTTGATATGCAGCTTGAATTCCTGAAGAAGGAAATCAGTGAAAATTATGCTTCCCTGCTTGCAACCTTGAAGACTGCAACTTCTGTTCTTGAAGCATCCAATGCTGTTCTGACCATCTATGAAAGACCTGCTGACCAGGGTGCATCTGTTCAGGCAAAAAGGGCATCCTTTGGTCAGAAGTTCTTTGACCAGTATCACAAGGAAGCAAAGTCTGATGTGATGTATGTGGTTCAGGTTGGTGCATTCAGCAAGAAGGAAAATGCAGAAGCATTGATGGAAAAAATCAAGGCAGCAGGTTTTGATGCTATCCTGAAAGAAGTATAAACCCTTGACAGTATGACACTGGTATGACACAATAGGTGTTCAAAGTGTTGATTTTGGGGGATTTGTAGTTCACAAAGAGATAATTCAACAACTGAATATCAAGATAACAAGAACCCTTGGAAATGCAGTGTTTCCAAGGGTTCTTTTTGTTTTCCACAATTCTGAAACTTGGTGTGGATAAGTGGAAAAAATTGTGCGTATGACACAAGTATGACACAGGTATGACACACCACATCAGATGTCTTGTGCAAGACTTTGACTGTCTTGTGCAAGACATCCTGAAAAGAACTTTCTGATTTCCAACTTGGTTCTGAAATGGTGGGTTTCACCTGTCTTCAGGGTGATGTCATAACCATCATGTGTGTTGCCCTTCATGGACAAAATCTGTTCCCTGGACTTTTCTGCAAGCTGCATATTGTCAAACATCCCTTCCTGGTCTTTCATCACCAGGTGAAGGAAATATTTGTTCATGGACATTCCCTTTGCTTCAGCAAGGTCTTTGATGACCTGCTTTGTTCCCTTTGGAACAGAAAAATTGATTCTTTCATAATGGTCTTTGTTGAACTGGTTCTTGTATGATGTCCTTGTCATTTGTCAATCCTTTCATTTGGGTTGGATTTGGGATGATTTGGGTCACAGTTGGGATTATATCTTGTTGATTGCTTCCAGTTTCAATGGAAGTTCTAAATGGGTGTAAACTGTTTCTGTGACACCTTGACCCTTGTGACCAACAATCTTCCTGATGATTCTTTCATCCACACCTGCTTCAGTAAGAAGGGAAATGCAGGTGTGTCTTGTGTCATGTGGGCGGTGATTGAATCCAAATGAATCCATCACTGGTTTCCAGTATGAATCATAATAGTTTCTATAAAGGAAGGGTTCTTCTTCAGGTGTACAGATTAAGTTGTCACAGTCTTTCTTCATCCAAAATTCAAAGAATGGAACAATCTTTTCTGCAATTGGAACTTCCCTGATGCCTGCTTCAGTCTTTGCATGTTTGATGTAAAACCATCTTTCTTCCAGGCAGATATTTTCTTTTGTCAGTTCCAACAATTCCCCTATTCTGCAACCAGTATAAATCAGGATAAGAACAACCTTCACATAGTCAGAATCAGATGCATCCCAAAGAAGCTGAATCTGTTTCTTGGTGAAAGGTGTTCTGACCATCTTGTTTGGATTGCCTGGTTTGTTGATGTCAAGATACCTTATCATTTCCCTTTTGTCCTGGTTCACTATTTCATGAACAACAGCATAGTCATAAATCAGACCAAACATGTTCTTCAGGGTCTTCAGGGTTGGTGTGTTCTTTCCTGATTCATCCAGGGTCTGCTGCAAGTGGTCAAGTTTGATGTCCTGGAACTTCATCTTGTGAAGCATCTTGCAGGTGTTGAATGCTGCAACATAACCATTTGTATTCTTTATCTTTTGGAAATGACCTTCTGACCATCTTTCATAGACTTCTTCAAAGGTGATGCTGTCAAAGTGCAGGTCATAAGGGTCTTCATTGTATGATGCTAAAGCCTGAAGTGCTTCAGACCTGGTTGCATAATATCCTATGACTTCATATTGCTGTTTTGACTGGAAACGCAACTTTCCATCATCAAGCACCTGAAGTGATTGTTCTTTTGGGGGATTTCCTTCAAGAAAACATTCTTCCAGGCGGTCAAACCATTTCCATCCAACAGTTTTTCTTGCCCTGAAAGGTTTTCTTCTGTTTCCAGGTAACTTTGAAATGTTACCATAACCATTTGGAAGTTTCATCTTTCAACCTTCTTTCATTGTCAAAGGATGAAAGAAATGATATGATAATTAAATGAAGATGTGACCATTTCTTCCATCCTTGAAGTGGTTGCATTTGTACGCTGATGACCCTTGCCTGGTGCAACAGACAAGGGTCTTTTATTGTCTTACAGTTCAATCTTTGAAGGTGCAGAACCAAGTCCAGTGTTCTGAAGTTCAATGAATCTTCCCCATTCTGAAGCTGTTCCCCAAAATGCAAGCATCCCTTTGTCATACTGAACAACAAGATAATACTTCTTGACACCTTTCATCTTGGAAGTGTTCTTTGCTTCACCATGATATTTGACCATGAACCTTTCTTCTTCCATAGCAGTGAAGGAACTGATTCTTTCCAAAGGAAGTGTGACAGTTGTTTCAGGTTTTATCCTGGTGATGATAAACTGTCCATCCTTCAGTTCCAGTGTGCAGGGATAATCTGCTGCAAAAGCATCAATCCCTTCATAATGCATTGCCCTGATTGGTTTGTCCTTTTTCTTTCCAAACATAAAATTCACCATCCTTTCTTGATTTACCTTGAACCGCTGATGACACCTTGAACCCACTGAAAGCCTTGAAAATAAAGGATTCTTGATTTTGGGGTTCAAGGGTTCAAGGTGATTCTTATATATTTATTATTTTTTATTAGTATATGTAAATTCACATATACTTATTTTTATATAAGAAATTAAAACTACCTTGAACCACCTTGAACCCAAGGTCAAATGTTCCTTTATTTTCAATACTTTGAAGCGGTTCAAGGTTCATTGAAGTCACTTTGAACTTACCTTGAACCACATTGAACCTTATTCACTATACTTTGGAAGATTGGACAGGTCTTCCAGGTCTTCAAGTGCTTTTCCTTTCCCAAGTTCATTCAACCTGGTAAACCATTCAAGCAATCTGACAGCATCAGTTCCAAAGTTCTTCTGAACCATTTCAATAGTGATGACATCTTCAGACAGTTGGTGTTCCAGGTCAAAACACATCAGGTCAGAAGGTTTTACTTCAAACAGTTTGGACATCTGTTCAATGTAAGACCTTTTGATGTTTTCAACCTGTCCTGTTTCCCATTTGTTTATTGCTGCCCTGTTGACTGGTGGGGATAACTTCTGCCCAAGTTCTTCTTGGGTCAGGTCATGATTCTTTCGCAACCACTTGATGTATTCACCCATTGTCATTGATGGTCACCATCCTTTCTTATTATATGCATTGTATCTTGAATTTTAGCATATACAAGATGATTTTACAAGAAAATAAGAAAAAGTATCTCAAAAATTTGAAAAAAGGTCTTGACAAGATACAACCACTTTGATAATCTGTTCATGTATCCTGAAAGCGTACATCAGGACACAGAAAGGATGGTGCTTGGACATGTATCAGTTCATTGCAAAAATTCAAAATATGAAAGTTTGTGTTGACAGGGAAACACTGGTTGAAGTTGACTTGACACCCTATGATGCAGACATTCTTGGTGGTGACACTGAAGAAGTCTTTGCATGGAAGGTTGCAGTCAACAAGGCATTTGCACTTTTGAAAGATGCAGAATCATTGACCAGTATTTCCCTTCTTTCATGCTGAAAGGGTGGTGGTCAGGAATGTGGATAGTTTACAGACATGACTTCCAAATGGAAGTTCCAACAGAAGCTGAAGCACAGGAATATTGTGAAGAACATCCTGAATTCAAGTATAGGTGGGTGGATTGATATGAAATCTAAATATCTTCAAGAACTTCCACAGTATCATTTTGACAGGGATGAATTTGTGGATGCATTCAAAAAAGTCTTTTCCAGTGATGAAATCTTTGAACTGGAAGTTGCCTGTCAGGAACACAGATGCTTGGATGATTTTCATTTGTACTATGCTGAAGATGAATTTTACATCATCCACCTTGACAGTGGAACAATCATCAACTGGTATAAACACCTTGGAAGAACTAACACCTGCAACAAAGAAGGATTTGGTCTTGATGACCTTCAGGAATTATTGAAAGCATTGAAGGAAGACATTGGTGATTGATATGAAGAACAAGAAGACATTTGAAACAGAATCTGCTGCAAAGGCATTTGCTGAAAAGGTTGGTGGAACATTAAGAATGACAATCTTACCCTGTTACATGTGGGTTGAAACAATATGGATTGTAGAATGGTAAGAAAGGAAGGTGCAAAAGCATGAACAAACAGATGTTAGTTGGAATCATGTACACACATGGTGACACCCAGGAAGACCTTGCAAAAGCAATTGGGATTTCCCTTCAGCGGTTGAATGCAAAAATCAATGAAACTGGTGGGGCAGAATTCACCCAGGGTGAAATCCAGGGAATAAAAGAAAGATACAATCTGACACCTGATGAAGTTGATAATATATTTTTTGCTTCAGTTGTATCTTAAAAGCGTACAAAATGCAGGAAGGATGGTGATGAAAGTGAATGGAAACAGGCTTTCAATATCCAAGGCAGCAGAACTTCTGAACTGTTCTGAAGAAACAATCAGGAATGGTCTGAAAGAAGGAAGTTTCCCTTTTGGTTTTGCTGTCAAGCAGTCAAACAGATGGACTTACATCATCACAGTCCAAAAGTTTGAAGAAACAACTGGAATCAAGGTTGAAAGGATGGTGGTTCAATGAAGCTGTTCAATCATCAGAAGAAAGCATTGAACCTGACCAAAGACCAAACAAGGGTTGCATACTTCATTGACATGGGTGGTGGAAAAACCTTCATTGGTTCAGAAAAGATGATGAAACTTGGAAAGAACTTCAACCTGGTTGTCTGTCAGAAATCAAAGATTCAGGACTGGATTGACCACTTCAACCAATATTATTCAGCTTTCCCTTACTTCATTGAAGTGTATGACCTGACAAACAAGAAACAGTTTGAAATTTATATGCAGATAGTAAAAGACTGGAAACCTTACTTTAAAATCACAGATGATTGGACTGGTCAGACAGAACTTCAGGAAAATCCTGACCCTTGCATGTACATAGGTGTCATCAATTATGACCTGGTGTTCAGAAGACCTGACCTGTTGAAGATGGAACAGTTCACACTGATGCTTGATGAATCTTCCATCATTCAGAATGAAAAAGCCAAAAGGTCAAAGTTCATCCTGAAGATGAAACCAAAGAATGTCATCCTGCTTTCAGGAACACCCACTTCAGGAAAGTATGAAAACCTTTGGACACAGATTCATCTGCTTGGATGGGAAATCAGCTTCAAGGTCTTTCAAAGTCAATATGTGAACTGGAAAAAGATTGATGTTGGTGGTGTTGAAATCAGCGTGGTTGACAAAGATGACCCTTACAAGAATGTTGACAGATTAAAACAGAAGTTGCGTGAACATGGTGCAGTCTTTATGAAGACAGAAGAATTTGGAATTGACCTTCCTGAACAGACCTTCACAACAATTTCTGTTCCAACATCCAAGGAATACAGAAAGTTTAGAAAGACCAGGTTTGTGAAGCTGCAAAGGGATTGGTTGGTTCAGGATGCCTGCAATCCAAATGATGTTGGTGAAATAGAACTTGCAGGTGACACCCTGTTGACACAAGTCCTTTATGAAAGACAGTTGTGTGGTCAGTATTCAGAAGAAAAATGGCAGGCACTGGAAGACCTGGTTGAATCCACACAGGACAGACTGGTCATCTTCTACAACTTTGATGATGAACTGATGCTTCTGAAGGAAATGTGTGAAGGACTGGACAGACCAGTTTCTGAAGTGAATGGACACACCAAGGACATGACTGCTTATGAAGAACAGTCCAACAGTATCACTTTGATTCAGTATCAGTCAGGAAGCATGGGTTTGAACCTTCAGAAAGCAAACAAGATTGTGTATTTTACACTTCCCCTTGTATCAGAACTGTTTGAACAGTCAAAGAAAAGAATTCACAGGATTGGTCAGGAAAGACCTTGTTTCTATTACATCATGACCTGTCAGAACAGCATTGATGAAAGAATCAGAAAAGCACTGGAAATGAGAAAGGACTACATTGATGAACTATTTGAAGAAGATGATTGAAATTATTGGTGCATTGCTAATGGCAGCAGGCTTCTTTGTTCTTGTAGGAACAGCAGGTGCATCTGATTATGCAGATGAAATTGGTGAAGTCTTCAGCTATGCAGAACACATTCCACATATAATCAGCGGTTTTGTGATGTTGTTTGTTGGTGGTGCAATGGTGAAATATTTGGAAGGTGAAGGATGGTATGAAGAAGGCGGTGAAGACTAATGGAACAGAAGACAGTTGAAAGGAACTATGGAAGAAAGGTCATCAGGGATGGTCAAGGGGTCAGACAGACAAAATCAAAGAACTATGCAAGGCGGTTCTTCCTGATTATGGGATGCACATTCATGATTGGTTTTGTCTTTGGAAGCATTGTGACAGGAATCATTGTTCACAAGAATGACATGAAGAAACTGCAAAGACAGGAATCAATTTCCAGTGCAGAAGTGCAAATGATTGAATCCAGTCCTTATGGTAGTGGAAACAATGTGATTTCTGAAGAAGGTGATTTCACCTGGACAGTTGATGACAATTTCATTCCCCTGGATGTTCCAATGGACACAGAACTTCAGCAGTTTGTGTTTGAACTTTCAGCTTCTTACAACATTGACTGGACACTGGTGATGGCAATGATTGACCATGAATCCAGTTGGAATGCAGACTGTATCAGCAAAACAAATGATTATGGTCTGATGCAGATAAATGTCTGCAACCATGAAATGCTTCAGGAAAGACTTGGAATCACAGATTTCCTGGATGAAGAACAAAACATCAGGTCAGGCTTGTATGTTCTTTCCTGGTTGTTTCAGAAATATGATGGTGATGTTCACAAGGTTTTAATGGCTTATAACATGGGTGAAGGTGGTTGTGAAAGACTTTGGGAAAGCGGTGTTTATTCTACTTCTTATTCCAGGACAATCACAGCAAAACAAGCAGAATTTCAGCAGTATATTGAAGAAAGGATGGGTGAAACAGATGAATGAAATTATGATGCTTGAAGGTAAAGAAGAATTTACCAAGGAAGAAGTGCAGGTCTTTGAAGAAAAGTATCTTGCAGTCATGAAGGGTCTGTCAGATGCAGTCAAGGCAAAGAAGAAACTGGAAGCTGATGAAAAGAAGTTCAAGGAACAGCTTGGAAAGGTCATGGATGAATATGGAATCAAGTCACTTGACAACCAGTTTGTAAAAATCATCAGGGTTGCAGGTTCTGAAGGAAGTCAGACAGTTGACCTGGACAAGATGAAGGAAGCAGAACCTGAATTGTTTGCAGAACTTCTTGCAGATTATCCCAAGACCACTGGTGCAAAGAAAGCATCCATCAGATTTGATGTCAAGTAATTTGAAGAAGGAAAAGGGGAAGACAGCATGAACTTTGATGTTATGAAAGAAAAGGGTGGTCAGTATTATATCACACACCAGGGTCAGAAAGTTCCTGGAACTTATGGTGACAAGAAGAAAGTCATCAAACAGGCTGCACACATGAATGGTCTGACAGTGAAGGACTTTCTGAAGATAAGGAAGAAGGAAGGTGGTGATTGATGGCAGCAGAAAAGAACTTTGAAAACAGGGTGAAACAGTTCCTGAAGGAACATGGTGCATGGTTCATCAAATATTGGGGTGGTGCTGCATTCACCAAAGCAGGTGTTCCTGACATCCTTGCATGTGTGAATGGTCACTTCATAGGAATAGAACTGAAAGCACCAACTGGAAAGGCATCTGAACTTCAGTTGCACACCCTGAAAGAAATTGACAGTTCAGGTGGATATGCAGTTTTGCTTTATCCCAAAGATTTTGAACTGTTCAAGAACTTCATCCTTTGTGTTTTGGCAGATGATGAAAATGCAAAACACAATTATAGGATGCTGAAAGGAAGGTGGTGTTGATATATGCAGGTATCACATTCAAGGGTGGAATGCTTTGAATCCTGCCCTTTCAAATATCGTTTGCGGTATATTGAAGGACTTCAGACAGTCAAAGCAGACAATCCTGACAATGCCCTTTTCCTTGGAACAGCACTGCACACAGGACTGGAAAAGAATGTGGAAGCAGCAATTCATGAATACTTCATGCAATATCCAGTCATCACTGATGACCAGGTGAATGAAGCAATCAAATTGGAAATCCTTATTCCAAAAGCTGCTGCAATGATTCCCAAAGGATTCAATGAAGTGGAAATTTCAGATGCAGATTTCAAAGGCTTTATTGACCTGCTTGCACCAGTCATGACAAAAACAAGACTTGGTGGTGAATACCAAGAACTTCCTGGTGTGTATGACATTTATGATTTCAAGTATTCAAACAATGTCAGTCACTACAAGGACAGTGTGCAGGTTCACTTGTACAAGTATTTTTATGAAAAGCTGAATCCAGGGAAGAAAATCAGAAAGATGTTTTACCTTTGTGTTCCAAAGGTAAACAGCAGACAGAAGAAAGATGAATCCTTGCAGGACTTCAGAAAAAGGATTCAGGAAGAATGCAGAAATGTTCAACCTAACCTGGTTGAAGTGGAATATGACCAACAGAAAGTCATGGACTGGTTGTTTTCAGTCAAGCAGATGACAGAAGCAAAGGAATTTCCACAGAAGCAAGGATGGTTGTGCAGATATTGTGAATACAATGACTATTGTCAGAAAGGATGGAATTTTATGATTTTACCAAAGAATGAAAGAAGAAACATTGAACAGGTGCAGAAGAAGGTCATTTGGTTGTATGGTTCACCCTTCAGTGGAAAGACCACATTTGCAAACAAGTTCCCTGACCCTTTGATGCTGAACACAGATGGAAACATCAAGTTTGTTGATGCACCTTACATTTCAATCAAAGACCAGGTTGAACTGGTTGGAAGAATGACAAAAAGAACAATGGCTTGGGCAGTGTTCAAGGATGTCATTGCAGAACTTGAAAAGAAGGACAACACCTTCAAGACCATTGTTGTTGACCTTCTTGAAGACACTTATGAACAGTGCAGACTGTACATGTATGACCAAATGGGAATCACACATGAATCTGATGACAGCTTCAGGGCATGGGATAAGGTCAGAACAGAATTCTTGTCCACACTTAAAAGATTGATGGCACTGGACTATGAAAACATCATTCTGATTTCACATGAAGATACAACCAAGGACATCACCAAGAAGGGTGGTGACAAGGTAACAGCAATCAAACCTAACCTTCAGGAAAAGACAGCAAACAAGGTTGCAGGCATGGTTGACATTGTTGCAAGGGTGGTTGCAGATGGTGACATCAGAACCCTTTCCTTCAAGACCAATGAAGTCATCTTTGGTGGTGGAAGACTTTTGACCAAGACAGATGAAATTCCTTTGGACTATGATGCATTTTTGGATGTCTATGCAGAAGCAAATGAAGCTGCTGCACAGTCCATGAAGACACCTTCCACCACTTCAAAGACATCCACAAGAAGCAGAAAGAAAGATTCAGTTGCTGATGTGGACAAGGGAACTGGTGCAATTGTGGGTGAAGAACCTGAAGCACTTGAAGATGCAGTTCCTTCAGAACCTTTGGACACTGAAGAAGCACTTGCAAAGGAAGCAGCACAGGCAGAATCAGAAGACATTGGGATGAATCCACCTGAAGATGATGACCTTCCTTTTGGAAGGGAAACTGAAGCAGCACCTGCACAGGAAGCTGAAGCAGAACAGAAACCCAAGACAAGAACCAGGAAAAGAAGAACTGAATAATTCAGGTCTTTTCAAATAACACAATAACTTTATTAAAGAAAGGTAATAGGTGAATTATTATGGCAGATTTATTTGACAAGTGGGACAAGTCCATTGACACAGAAGGACTTGCAAAGGACACAGAACAGGCAGCAAAGGATGGTGCAAACAGAACTTACAAGGAAGTTGAACCTGGTGACTATGAAGTTGCGGTTCAGCAGATGGAACTGAAAGCATCCAAGGCAGGTGACCCAATGGTCAGCATTTGGTTCAAGATTGTTTCTGATGGTGAATACAAGGGAAGCATGATTTTCATGAATCAGGTCATCACCCAGGGATTCCAGGTTCACCAGGCAAATGAGATTTTAAGAATGCTTGTTTCTGAAATGCAGGATGCACCTGTTGTTGAATTCAAGACCTTCAAGCAGTATGCAAACCTTATCATGGACATTCAGGAAGCAATCACTGACAACTATGAATATGGTTTGAAGTATGGCAAGAACAGCAAGGGATTCAACACCTTTGAAATCACAGAAGTGTTTGTCCTTGAATAATCTGACAGACCAGTTTGCAGTGTGGTCAAAAAATTTTGACCACACTGTATCTTGGAAGCGTACAAAACAAGGAAAGGTGGTGAATTCAAGTGCTGTTTTACGATTTTGAAGTTTTCAAATATGACTGGTTGGTTGTCATCATGGACATGGTTGCAAAGAAGAAAACAGTCATCATCAATGACCAGGCTGCACTTGAAGCATTCCACAAAGACCACATCAATGACATTTGGACTGGATTCAATTCACTGCACTATGACCAGTGGATTCTGAAAGGCATCCTTTGTGGTTTTGACCCAAAAAGAATCAATGATTTCATCATTGTGAAAGACAATCCAGGATGGAAGTTTTCTTCCCTTTTCAGGAACATTCCACTAATCAATTATGATGTGATGCTGAACCTGGACAGGGGTCTGAAGTGGTTTGAAGGGTCAATGGGAAACAACATCAAGGAATCTTCTGTTCCCTTTGACATAGACAGGAAGCTGACACAGGAAGAACTGGATGAAACAGTTTTGTATTGTACACATGATGTGGAACAGACAATTGAAATCTTTCTTCAGAGAAAGGAAGAATTTGATGGAAGAATGGGTCTTGTCAAACTTGCATGTGAAGGTCAGGGTCTTGACCTGAACCTACTTGCAAAGACAAAACCACAGCTTTCTGCAATCATCTTGGATGCACACAAAGTTCCTGACAGGGGTGATGAATTTGACATTGATTTCCCTTCCACACTAAACATCAAGAAGTACACCAATGTCATTGACTGGTACAAGAACCCTGACAACAGAAAGTATTACATCATTGTTCCAGGCAAGAAAAAAGCACAGCAGAACAAACTGGAAACCATGATTGCAGGTGTTCCACACACTTTTGCTTGGGGTGGTGTGCATGGTGCAAGGGAAGGTTATCATGCAAGGGGTTATTTCCTGAACATGGATGTTGCATCCCTTTATCCATCCTTGATGATTCAATACAACCTGCATTCAAGGAACATCAAAGACTCACAGAAGTATGTGGACATATATCACAGAAGACTGGAACTGAAGAAGCAGAAGAATCCCCTTCAGGGTGTTCTGAAGATTGTCTTGAATTCCACTTATGGTGTTATGAAGGACAAGAACAATGCTTTGTATGACCCACTTCAAGCAAACAGGGTTTGTGTTTATGGTCAGCTTCTACTGCTTGACCTGATTGAACACCTGGAAAGCAGATGTGAAATCATCCAGTCAAACACAGATGGTGTGCTTGTGAAGATGCCTGATGGACTGGATGAAGATGAATGGTTCAATTGGGTGGATGATGTTGCTTATGAATGGGAACAAAGGACACATCTTCAGCTTGAATTTGATGAATACAGAGAAGTTTTTCAGAAGGATGTAAACAATTACATTGTGGTTGCAGCAGATGGTCACTACAAGTCAAAAGGTGCTTATGTGAAGGAACTTTCAAACCTGGACAATGGTGACTTCCCTATTATTAACCAGGCACTGACAGAATACATGGTGAAAGGAACACCAATTGAAACAACCATCATGATGTGTGATGACCTGAAGTCATTTCAGATGGTTGCAAAAATCACATCATTATATGACTGCATTCTGCATGGAAACAAAAGACTGAATGAAAAGTGTGTCAGGGCATTTGCTTCCAAGGAAGCATCTGATGCAGGAATCCAAAAGGTGTCAGTCAGAACAGGGAAACCTGAAAAGATTGCAAACAGTCCTGAACAGTGCTTTCTGTTCAATGACAGTGTAAATGGTGTGAAATGCCCTTCCAAACTGGACAAACAGTGGTATGTGGACAAAGCACTTGAAAGATTGAAAGGATTTGGGGTGAACTAATGGAACATGAAGAATTAAACATAAATTGGAAGACTGGACACATGATGATTGTCATGGATAGATTCTTCCCTTGTAGTGTTAAGGACTTGAACTTTCTTCTGAACAAGTGCATCTGCCTTGATTGGGAACATGAAGGTGACATCATCAAGCAGATTGAAGACCACTGCATCAGGGGCATTGCTGAAACAGAAGAATACAAAAGGATTCTTCCACAGATGGAAGCTGAAACCAGGGAAGACCTTGCAGAACTTTGTGCAAAGGTTGCAACCAGGGAAAGGATTGTGGAAGGAATCAAAGCTGACAGGGATGCTGCCAAAGGTAAGGAAAAGAAACAGTTGTCAGAAGTCCTGAAGAAAGCAAAGGAAGACCTGAAGTCAGTGCAGGCACACAGAAGAAACACTGAAGCAAAGGTCAGAGATTATGCAAGAAAGTATGAAGAATCTGACAGATTGATTGAAAAATACAAGAAAAACCTGGAAATATTAAAGCAAAGGAAGTGATTGAAGGATGTTTTTCAAGGGTTATGTCTTAACACAGAATAAGAAGTGCATTGAAAAATTCAAAGGTAGAACATCCTTCAAGTCTTATGCCGAAGTGAAGGAACTTCCTGAATTTGCAGGAATCCTTGCTGAAAAAACAGTCCTGGTGGACATTGATGACTTTGAACAGTCAGAAATCTTGTTCAAGATTGTCCAGGAAAAACAGCTTTGTTGCAGGGTGTACAAAACAACCAGGGGAAAGCATTTCTTGTTCAACAATCCTGATTTGATTGGTTCAAACAGGACACATGCAACACTTGCACTTGGTATCACAGCAGACATCAAGATTGGAAAAAGGAATTCTTATTCGGTTTTGAAGTTTGATGGGAATGAAAGACCAGTGCTTTATGATACAACTGGAAGAAGCGAAAAGGCACAGGACATTCCAAAGTGGTTGCTTCCAGTGAAGACCAGTGCAGATTTCATTGGACTGGAAGCAGGTGATGGAAGAAACCAGGCACTGTTCAACTACATCCTGACCCTTCAGTCACATGACTTTTCAGTGGAAGAAGCAAGGGAAACAATCAGACTTGCAAATGAATATGTTCTGAAAGACCCACTTGCACCTGATGAACTGGAAGTTGTTTTGCGTGATGAAGCATTTGCAAAACCAGTGTTCTACAAGGGAACAACCTTCCTGTTTGACAAGTTTGCAGTGTTTCTGAAGAACAATCACCACATTATCAGGATAAACAATCAGCTTCACATTTATAAAGATGGAATTTATGTTCCAGGACAGACTGAAATTGAAAGTGCTATGATTCAGCACATTCCAGGTCTGTCCAGGGCAAAAAGGGCAGAAGTCATGTCATACCTGGACATACTAATCAGACAGAACACACCTGTTGCAGATGCAAAGATGATTGCTTTCAGGAATGGGTTGTTGAACCTTCAGGATAACAGCTTTGTTTCCTTCACACCTGACCACATCATCACCAACATCATCCCTTGGGATTATAACCCAAATGCATACTTTGAATTGACAGACAAGGTGATGAACAACATTTCATGTCAGGACAAGGAAATCAGAAGTCTGCTTGAAGAAATGGTTGGATATTGCCTGTTTAGAAGAAATGAACTTGGAAAGGCATTCATCCTGACTGGTGAAGGTGCAAATGGAAAGTCCACCTTCCTGAATATGCTGAAACATCTTCTTGGAAAGAAGAACCTGTCAGTCCTTGACCTGAAGAAACTGGATGACAGATTTTCAACAGTCATGTTGTTTGGAAAACTTGCAAACATTGGTGATGACATTTCAGATGAATTTGTCACTGATGCAGCTTCCTTCAAGAAGATTGTCACAGGTGAAACCATTGATGCAGAACAGAAAGGACAACCAAAGTTTGACTTTGAACCTTATGTGAAGTTGATATTTTCAGCAAACAACATTCCAAGAATCGGAAAAGGAAGGGATTCAGGTGCTATTTTAAGAAGACTTGTCATTGTTCCATTCAATGCAAGGTTTGAAGAAGGTCAACCTGGATTCATGCCCTTCATAGGTGATGACCTGAAAAGTCAGGAATCAATGGAATATCTGATTCAGATTGGTCTTACTGGTCTGAAAAGGGTGTTGTCCAAAAGACAGTTCACCAAGTCAGAAGCAATGCAGCGTGAACTGGATGAATTTGAAGAAACAAACAATCCTGTTCTTGGTTTCTTCAGGGAAGCTGATGGTGATGAAGAAATCAGAATTGAAAATGAACCTACAAATGAAGTTTACAAGCATTATCAGGAATATTGCATTGCAACAAACCTGACCCCTATGTCAGCAGGTGAATTTTCAAAACAGGTCAAGAAACATTATGGTTTTGTCATAAAAGACAAGAAAATTGGTGGTAAAAAGTACAGAATCTTTATGAAAGAAGGTGATTTTTAATGGAAAAGGTCAAATATTTATCACTTTTTAGTGGAATAGGTGCTTTTGAATCTGCTATGAGAAACCAGGACATTCCATTTGAAATCACCAACTATTGTGAAATAGGTGAAGCACAGTCCAAAGCATAT